GATGTGATCTTACCGAGCTTGTTAGTCGCGTCAGAAAGAGCCCCTGAACCATCAGCCCCGAGGCGTAAGGCATTCTCAGCTACTATTTCTACCTGCCCACTAAAACTACCCGTCGTGCCTGCAACAGCCGCCGGAGTGGTTGCGCCTAATGTCCCGTTAACCCCGCCATCCTTGACCAAAACCCCCTCAATAGTGACGCCAGATCCAGAAGTAGTTTCGTTTATGACATCTGCCGTTAGTGTACCGAAAACCGCAGGTATCGATGTCGCCCACTCGGTAGGGCTTGTAGCTGGCGTATTGCCGGTGTTGCTATCAACCCTAGACTTGTAAATATTCCCCGTTGAATCAACGACTGTATTGCCCGTTGCGTATGTCTCGTTCGCATTATATGAGCCTAGCAATTGAACTTGCGACCACTTAGCGGCAGAAGCAGATGGTTCAAAGTTTTGATTGCTATCGGCCAACGATCGATAAAGAAAGTTGTTTGCTGCGCGAACAATGTCTAATTCTGAAAAAACAGTAACGGCGTTCCAAACGGCGAAACCCTTTGTGGTGTCATCTGCGGCCAGTACAGGGTCGCGTGTTTCAATCTGCACTTCTGCTGAGTCTTTTATAATCAGCTTGTATGAGCCCGTCAAATAGATGTCAGGCGTTCTACCTGCACCGTCAAGGATTACAGGGTTAGCATTCGCAGTCGTCCCACCAGGGTCTGAAAAGGTGTCTTTGGCGACTACGGTGCCGCTGTCATAGAAAAACAATTTACCTCCGGCAAGAATGTTGCCTGAGTTGTCAAAATATTGCTCGCTTGGGGCTATAAATCTGCCGGCCATTAGTTATTCTCCTTACCGTATTCATAAAAAAAAGACAAAACGTAACCAAGGAAAAACCCTGTGATAGCTCCAAATACAGATGCCGAAAACCATGCCCCTAAAATCATCAAGCATATAGAAAAAATGAAATAGTTAACCCTAATATCATTCTTCAGCATTTCTTTCCCTTTCCTCTGTTGCGGAATTCCTTAAAGCTAGACTACTTGAGAGCCTTAACAAAGCTTGCGCTTTAACTTGGCTCGACGCCCCCTTTTCTATTCCATCAAGGATCATCTGCCTTTCCGCGCCATCTTTAACTGCGTTGGCACCCGCACTAATAAACCCTGATACTTTGCCAGCTAATCCTGGCAGCGTAACCATTCGGCTAATCATGTTCATCATCCTTGCGCCTGTGCCGGAAGGGTTTGTTGTTTTCGGTACAGGTATAGTTGCATCCCCGACAACCGATTGAAGTTGCCTTAGCGCCGCAATCTGCTTTGTAGAAAACAATTCTTTAACCGTTTCATCACCTAACTTTTCTATAGCAGTGTTAAGTTTTGCCCCTGATATAAACTCCCCATCGGGAGTCCTCGTTACTGCCTTGCCAAAAACATCCAGCATCGCTTGTGTTTGGATATTATTCCAAGCCGTTGCGCTTTCTCTTGTCGGATTTTTTGTGAGAATCTGTTTGACCCGCCTTAAATTAACTAGCTTTTTATTCCCTGACGCGAGTATTTTATCTAAAACCAGTTCATCTGGCACACTATTAGTTTTTGTGCCTTTTTTGAATGAGATTAAATCTTCTATAACGTCTTTCGCTGCAAATCGGTCGAAGCGTTGCGCTGCCGCTGTTCTAGCTTCTTTTGCGGCAATCCCGATAGGCGTGTTTTCGGGAAACTGGCTTGTTGCGCCTGCAACTAAATCATCAAGCCCCTGCTTAATGCTGGCAATAATTGATATGTCTGCATCTGTGTCAGGCTTCAAAGCGTTGAGCCGCTTTCTCATTTTCTCAGCGTTCTTAAAGGTTAACGGCCCTTGGCTTATTGCCGTAGGCTCGAAATCAGGAGAAATTTCAAAATCATTATAGATATTTGCCAAGCCTTTCTGAATCCTATCACTTGGAACGTACTCCCTAACCAAATTATCAGACATTGAAAGAAGCACGTCAGCTTTTATTTTATCGTTGCCACCCTCCATTGTCCCTAACTTAGTGTAGAGTTCCGACACAGCCATTTTCTCCGCTGAGTTTATTTCTCTTATTGTTGTTTTAACCTGTTCGCCTCTTGCCGTTCGACTAACATCAACATCACCACCTAAAGATTCTAAGAACTTATCTTTTGATTTATTTAATGCTTGCTGCTGGTTATTGAAAAACAATCTAGCTTGAGTTCCCTCCTTGCCCTCTAAGCCCTTTAATATGTCCTCTGCTGACTGTATTTCAAACTGCCTAGTAGCTTGACCTTCGGTTAGATTAACGCCTTGTGATTGCGCTCTTGCGACCCTGAGTGCTGATTGAGGGTCTAACCCTTCAATCCTAGATGCGTCAGTAATGCCCCCAAACGCTTCTTGGAAATCTGACCTTGTGATTTTTAGTTCTGAAAGCAGTTTTTCACCTTTTTTAGTTACTTGCCCATTTGGAGTGATAACGCCTTGAGGAACTGCCCCAAACTTTTTGGCTATAATGCTATTAATACCTTCAACCGCAGGGCCGCCGAAACGACTTACAAGCGTTCCAAAAGCTTCGCCAATCGGCCCAAGTACCCCGCCTAGTGCTGCCGTAACACCTACATTATCGCTACCTTGGCCTGCTGATGTTGCTGCGCCAGACGTAGCACCAGCCACAACAGACGAAATGCCTCGATTAATCATCCCCGTACCTACGCCACCAATAGGAAGCGCTGCGCTTTCGCCAATTACCTCGCCTATAAATGTCGAGACAGGAAATAATTCCTCTAACGGCCTAAATGTTTCCGCCTCTTGCTGCGCTTTTTGTTTAGTCGCTTGAAATGACGCGTCATCGCCGGTCAAAAAGTTAACGGCTTGCTGCCCTGCCCTGCCGATAGTCGTCATGCCCTTGCCTGCTGCTATTAATCCAGCCTGAAAAGAACCAATACTAGATAGGTCTGGTCTATTCGCAGCATTAAGCGTTGAGATCTCATTCTCAATATCTTGCAGTTCTTTCTTTTTAGAAATCAGCGTAGCGCGAGGATTGCTAAGGCTGGCTATTTCTAGATCAAGAGCCTCTAGCTCTCTTTTCTTTTCCGCTGCCGTTGCCATTACTTTGCTTCCTCCGCAGCTATTTCGGCTCGTAACGCCTCTGCTCTAGCTCTTAAGGTGTCGATTTGTGACGTGATAGCGGGGGGAGGCGCACTATTCTCACGCTTTACCATAAGGTCGGACAATTTATCTATCCGACTCTGCAAGCCTTTGGGAAGAACCGAATCAAGCCCTTGTTGCGAGAGGTTGCTTCTCCCCTGCGTTGAAAAATCGTTGAATCTGGATTGAATTGATCCGACCTGGCTTTCTAAAACCCTATCAGCCGTTGCTTGAAAATTATCAACGCTAAATGTATTTGGGTTAAGAGGATCAAAAGAGTTTAATATTGCCTGCTTTACTTCCTCTGATGCCCCTGTTGACAATATAAGGTTAGTAAAAGCGCCAGTGGGATCTTGATTGTTTAGAGCCGCAACCATTTCTTGACCGGATACTGTGCTGCCTGGATCTCCGAGCTTAACCAACGAAACAATGCTTTGAGCTACTGCCGTTCTATTGCCTTTCCCTACCTCTCCCAGCAATCCTTGTATTTTTTTGTAGTTAGTCGTTATAGCTGACTCTTCTTTAATTATAGAGTCGAAGTTGTTACGCAATCCAGCGCGTAACTCTTTCCTTATGTCTGAAGTATCTGCATTGCCTTGTGGAGCCTGTAGGTATCCAGCTTCTATGGCCGACTTAACCAACGCGTTTGAACCTTGCCTTGCTTGTTCAGGATCTCTTTGCAGTAGCTCTAATTGTGCTTCATAGCGCTCGGTGCCTTGGCCTGTAGTCGCCTTTGTATTTGCAATTATTTCTTTCAAAAACTCGCCAGCATCTTCTGGGCCTGAACCGTTAAGAATTGCATTAAAAGCCTGATTATTGCCAAAAAAGGCTTGCTGGCGCTGTAGTTCATTGGCCGGTATGCCGAGCACCTTCCCTAACCCCATCGCCGCGTCAGGGTTTATTTCGCCAAGCGCGCCAAGACGACCGCCAAACGTGCTGCCGACTATCTCGCCTACCATTTCACGCGATAGATTAGCCCTGCCGCGTTCCTGCCCTTCCCGAAATCTACCGCCAACGTCAGCAATCATGGGGTTAGCGATGTTACTCAGAAGATCCATACCATTCCGCTCCTGTTCAACCATAATCTATTTCTGCCTTACATTTGTGTTTCGCTCGCCAAGCATGTCGCTTAAGCTGCCGATCGCAGTTTGTACTGACCTACTGGTTCCCAAAATTCCCGCCGCCTCAATTCGGCCAATATTTGCAGCAATGTTGCCAGCATTTGACCCTTGACCTGTCGAAATATTAGCCAGCAATACCGCCAATTGTCGATTAGCCTCTGCGCCTGCTGTGCCTTCAGCCAACAATAGGTTGCTAATGTTGCCTACCTGCCCGCCGACAACATCAGATATGCCACGGCCTTGCTCGTTTTGCAGGTTTGACAGGTTGGTTGACGCATTAGCAATGGCTGCGGATAAGTCACGGCCTGCCTGTGTTCGAACCTGAGCACTGTTAGAGCCTAAGTCTTGCACGATGTTAGCCACATTCAAGCCGGTAGACTGCGACAGTTGCGCTAGGTCTTGGCCGGTTTGCTGTAACACTTGCGCCGATATCTGACCAATATTTGCGCCTTGTAGTGATCCAGACTGAATGATTTCAGCGATGTTTGCCGCTGATTGCGTTGCAACCCTTGCTTGCTCGCTTGATACGTCAGCCGTTAAGCCAGCGCCGATACGCTGCAAGTCAGCATTGCTCTGTGACCCCTGCTGTATCAGGCTCGATCTGTCCCGCGAAGCATCACGATTGATGTCAGCAATTCGACCACCGATTTCTGCGTTGAGCCCTGCGCCAAATTGACGAGTAGCCGAATTATCCCTACCAGCTTGGTTTAGGATTCCAGCGCCAACCTGACCTTGTTGACTGCGAAGCCCTGCGACAGTGTTAGCCGCGTTTAGGCCCGTTGCTGCTTGTCTACCAAGCTGATCAACGCGGGTATTAAACTGCTGATTCTGTATTCCCTGTGCCTGGCGCTGCAATTCCTGCCTGACTCGCCCACCGCCTAACCCACCGATCGCTGCGGCGTTTCTTGTGGTGCTTCGCTCGGCTTCTTCAAGCGCGAATGCTGCCGCAGGATCGTTTGAAAAGTTAGCAATAGCCTCTCTTTGCGCTTCAGGGCCAAAAACTCCTGTTAATGAGCCTTGGATAATCTGCGCCTGCTGGCCGGGGTCAATAAATCCCGATACAGGGTCAACGGCTTGCTGAAAAAGATCATTAAGGAAGCTGACACCTTGCTGTGCACCGCGATTTGTCTCACCAATGGCTTGATTTAACATGCCTTGTGACTGGCTATTCGTGCGGTTAAGCATCCCCTGTGATTGATTGCTGCCTTGGGTTATTTGCCCAACGCTTTGCCCGACGCCTTGGTTGATGCTGCGTACCGCGCCCGATAGCTGGTTTTGCGCTGAATTCAGCCCACCGCTTAATAGGTTTTGCGATCGTCGATCACCTTGGTTTATAAAGCCGACCCCTTGGTTGACGCCATCATTAATCATGCCTTGCGATCGGCCTAGTTGATCAGTTGCGCCTTGGCCCCCGCTGATAAGGTCTTGCCGGGCTTGCTGCATACCTTCCATAGTCGCGCCAACAGCGCCAAAAGCGCCTTGCTGTAAAGCTTGCTCTGCACCACGAACACCCGTTAAGGGCTGATTTGGCTGCATGTTATTTTGCGCTAATACTCGCCCATCCGATCTAGTGCCTTCCGGCCCGCGCATGTTAAACCCATTGGAGCCAGTCACACCGGCTTGCACAGGCATTGCTTGATAAGGCAATCTATCTGCCTCTGTCACATTGGGTTGACTCCGTCCGCGAATGGCAACACCATTGCCTATTCCGGACGATGGTCTTTCCATAGGAGTTCGTCTTTCCAAATTCTGAGACGCCGCGTTATAGGCTCTACGAACCGAACTATCAGCCCCTCCAAAATCAGCAGTGCCAAACCCATTGCGGCCAGTCATACCGGCCTGCACAGGCAATGCTTGATAAGGCAATCTATCCTCGGCTTGTCCAAAGTTTCCGCCAATTGTCTGTGGTAGCTGAAAAGGTGTCATCGCAAATCATTCCTTCTGTTGCCGTACATTCGACCTGCTCGGCCATTGATACCGGCGTTAAAAATCCCGTTACCTTGCGAGAACCTGTCTCTAAACTCTTGAATGTTAAATCCTGCTGCTGGTGCTACTGCCGGTGCCGGTGTAGCCTCTGGCTGCGGTCTAAATTGAGCCAGATCAATGTTAAAGTCGGATGGTTGCCCAATCTGGCGAGCATTAAACCCTGTCAAATCAACAGGATTACCAAGAATAGCATTCTGAATCTGTGGCAATCCTCTGGCAACCTGCTCTTGAGCCATCATATTGCCTTGCTGAAACGGCTGGATCTGACGTCCTATCGAACCACTCAAGAAGTCTTGAGCATTCGTAAAGCCCTGCTGTTGCTGCGTATTGGCCTCGCCAAATAATTGGTTGACATCCGTTCTCGCTTGGCCTGCTGCTGAATCTGTTGCGGCTAAAGCTCGGTTTTGTCCATCCGCAGCCTTGCCGGCCGCCCGATTACTTGCAAATCCTCCAATTGCTGCCGCCCCAACACCGCCTATCGCGCCAATTGTTGCCGCTGCTCCCAGTCCACCTGCTGCTATCGTTGCCACCGCGCCTGATACTACCCATGCCATTCGATGCTCTCCTTGATAATTACTTGGTTTTCTATTTGCTCTAAATCTGACTCGCCATCCCAGGGATGAACGTTTAGCCAAACCGTATCTTCTAACACAGCGCCAGCTTTCTTGACATTTGGGCCTGATACAAACGTATGCGGCGCTTCAATGGTGTATTCACCTTCGTCAGTCACAACCAGTATTTTTCCTTTAGCAATGATATTTATGCAGCTATGGCGGTGTATCTTTCCCGTTAAAACAAGTCCTTTAGGTAGTAATACTTCGCGGGTATACGTGCCGTGTGCAAAATAATGGTTTGTTACGATCTCGGCTTGTTCACACTGTAAGATCTCGCGTTCAAGGTCGAATATCTTTTCCCTTGTGTTTGTTAGCTCATTCAAACTAGCTTCCATCCGTCTTTTGGGTCCAGCAATAAATCAGAATCGCGCTTTATATATAACACACTGCCTGCCGCTGCATCTTCGTCAAGGTATAGGCGACCAACACCTGCTGAAATAACGCCCTCTGGGCTTCCTGAGCCGACTATAATGTCTAGCCTTGTAATGGCTTGGCACCATGCTCGAAACTGGTCAGTCATCGTCCCATCAGGGTTAACGATGGCTGCGGTAAACAATGGGGCAGCAATATTAGGCATCAGATAATATCTGCCATGATTTTGACAATAACTGCTCTCGCTTTTTCGGCAAACTTAAATCTAAATGTTTCATTTTGAAATACTCGACCATTGCGCCGCCACACTACTCGCTGATCGTAATTACCGATCTTGCCGACTGATCTCACGCGTTCACCGCTCCAAGTCTTGCCATTCTTTGATCTATCCATCCGCATTTTCGGGTCAACAGCGTTGGCGTTACCTACACCGGCATCCATTTTCACTTCAATCATTGGGACTGAAAACGGCAAGCCTTGATTAGTGAATGGTCTACCTGCTATTTCACGCTCAATAATTTCGTCATATTCCGAATATATATCAAGATTGCACTGACCGATACGCCCATCTATTGAATCTCCTACGAGGATTAAACCATAAGCCTGAGTCATTGAATTGCAGCGCCACGCCGTTGTTGTGGTTGCCCCATCGATAGTGATGTCCGACTTGCGTTCGTGCCACTTCATGACCGATGTGTCTAATACGATTGTCGTGTTAGTCAGCGACCAACAGACGAAATAAGCGCCCTCTTGAGAGTATGCGTATGCAAAGCTATCACTTAGTGCGCCTGCCGCTAATTCATCCTCTAACAGAGCGTCAATAGCCTCAGTACTAACCTTCTGTGTGCTATTGCCAGCCAGCGCCCACACTGCCGGGCCTTCATCACGGCCATTGCCGATAAACATAAAGGTCTCTTGGCTTGGAACTATGGAATTAGCCGCTGCAAGTCCTTTGGCTAAAACAAAGCCCTCTTGACGTTGGAACGGGAAGCTGACACCGCCGATGTTTGAGAAAGCCTCTGCTGTCTCAGTACCAAATACGAATAACGTACTTTTATGCCTGAATAGCGCAACGATAGCATCAGGGTTGTACTCAGCCGACCCGAAATCAAGCGCGTTATAAGCAAGCCCGTTGTTCAGCGACGAGACAATAAACTTCTTTGTGTCGGTGCCGAGAGAAAAATAGCCATCCATGAATAGAACAGATGTCGGATTGCCGTTGGCATCAAAATCATCATCAGTGATGCTAGATAGGCTGTCAGGGCCGGTCGTGAAGATGTAGCCGGTTGAACCGGGAACTAAAATCAGCATTTGCGTCCCGTTATCCGCTATTGATACGCGGCTAGTCCCTGCAATGGCGCCAAGGCTTGACGACAAGGTTAAATCTTCGTTGAGCCGATAAAGCGCGCTCCCATTTACAAAGTATGCCTTACCTTGAAACGTCCAAGCGCCCCTTGATATCTGATTGAGTGTGCCCGATGTTGCGAGCTGGCTGATGCCTGGCGTCCCAATTAGCGATTGAGAGATAACGTCGCCGTTACTGTTGCGGTTTAGCGTTGGATAAAAGTTAGTGCATGACTGCGCCGACAAAGGTAAAGCCCTCGTCTTGTAAAATCCATCGTAAATAGCCGCATCAATGATCAAGGCGTAATCTCTCCCGTTGACGGTGGATAAAACTCATAATCGAGGAAATGATTTGTGTTGCCACTACCACGAGGCAGCGTGCTTGGGAATTTAGCGCGCCCGATAGTCACAGCCTTGCGTAACATATTGGCTTTTGACTCTCTCGCGCTCTCTGCAAATGCGGCGCTTAATACAACGCCGTAATCACTTGCTGACCGCAGGGCGAGACCAAAGACCATTGCTTCCTCTGCATAAGCAGGAACCGTTAAATCATCGCTACCACTTGTTACCACGGTGTACGAGAGTACGGTGATATCCCAAGAAGCCATCATCCGGTTTAGGTCTGCAATGCCGTCCTGTAGCTCGTCAGCTTCAAGTGGCGAGTCAGCCGACCGCACAAGGATCTTACCTAATGCGGCGGTTACTAGCTCTGTGGCGGTCGTCATTTACTTTGCCTTGGCTTTTTCAGGCGCAGGGTTATCTATTTTTGCCTGAGCCTCAGCCGCTTCTTTTTCGGCTTTCTCAATGGCATCAGCTTTGGCTTTTTGCTGTTCAAGAGAGCCAACAGACCAGCCGTATTTTGCCAACTCAATCAAGCCATCAGGGTTATCATTGCAGGCCATCTCAACATCGCCTCTGCAAACAGTAATTATGTTATCCATTAAATTTATTCCTTAATTAAATTAAAGGTTAAAACAAGGGGCCATTACTGACCCCCGTTTACTTAGGCAGTACCGAATCCCTTACCCGCAAAGTACGTATTCAGGCTGGCATACGCGGGGCGCAAGTCAAATCGGACGATCTGCTTGTTCTCGCGGATAGATGCGCCTTTACTGCAGCGCAGTTGTAGACCATCCTTGCTGGTGCCGATGGTGTCAGTTGAGAATAATTTCTCGATAGGAACCGAACCAATACCAAAAGCATTCTTGTGATAAAACAAGTTGCCCTGAGTCGTTGCGTTTGCAGGGTAAGTCAGTGTTACCACGTCACCACTTGTTAAAGCACTTGCTACCGAGTTGTACGCGCCGCCTGACTCGAATACAGCAGGACCAGCAACAACAAGGTTGCCCGCACCGGAGCCGTCCAGCGTGACATCAGCAGTCACTACGCCGGTCCACAAGATACCCGCGCCAGCAGCATTCAAGGCAGCTTGACGAGTTGACAGGTTCAAGCGATTGCGACCCGTAACGGTGATGATCTCACCAGCTTTGACAACGGTGTTAGCCGCCAAAGCCGTTACCGCAAGCGTCTGGACCATTGTGTCTTTAACAGACAAGTAGGTCGCAGTTGGTGTGGCGCTCAAGGTGCCAGCCCGGTCAGTGAAGTTGCCAACAGTCACAGCGTTCAATGCAGTCGAAGTCATAACCTTCATACCGGCAAAGTTGTTTGCGATTGTCGCATCACGGAAAGCTTGAGACACGAGAGGGTCAACAGCACCGATGGAACGCTGGATTTCAGCAAGAGCTACCTGCATGAAAGGATTACCAACGTAGTACAAAGGCCCATCAGGAACGCCAACACTGTGCATCAAAGCACCGGCGTTAGCGATTTCACCCCAAGCATTCACAGCCTGACCAGGTGTACCAGATGACAGAGACGAATACTTTGCAGCAAATGCGCAGAAATCGACTTCCATATCAGTCACGAGCCGTGAAGCTGCGGAGTCATAAAACTCACGCTCTGCATCACCGCCCATGTTGATGGCTTGGTCTGCCTCTGAAAACGCCAATTCTACAGTGATGTAGTCTTGGATGGTTGCCGTTGCCTTGCCTGTGATGATGTCTGATGCTGATCCACCTGAGATATCACCATTGGCGGTGCGTGAGCTTACATAGTCAGTAGGACGAGGGAAGTCAACATTTGCGCCTGTGCCTTTGCCGAAAGCGCCGGACAATAGTGCAGTGTTAACGGTTTTTGATACTGTTCTTTTTGATTCAAAGGATTCCATGACCCCTTTCATCAGCTTGCGGGTGAATAAATTGATTGAATTTGCCATTACAATAAAACTCCGTAAAAGTCTTTAAATAGATTTACTCGTATGTCGCGCCGGCACTAAAGACCGCCTTTGACTCCGATTGCCTGCCACCTCCTGATGGCGTATGACCAACCGGCTCAGGTAAATCCGCGCGTGGTTTAGGCTTAATCTTCAATCTTTCAGAAATACGGCTAATCTCCATCATGGCGTCATATTGGTCCATGCCGTTTAGCCTGCGCGCTAAATCCGCGTTCTTTGCGACATGGTACTCAACAGCTTCGCCGTTAGGGGATCTCAGGATGGCTTGAGCTGCTGCCGCGCCACCTGTGGTCTGATTGTTCAACTGCATAGACTGCAACGCCTCTGGCAGATCGGGACGCACTTTCAATAGCGCCTCTCTCCGTCGCTGGTGCTGTGCAAACAATTGAGTCGACTGCCGATTATCGTAAGCTTCCTTTTGCGCTTGCCGATTGCTGACATTCTCATCATATACTGCTCGCCTTGCTACATAGCGCGTCTGCGCTTCTGTAAACTGGTCGTAGTCGTCGAACTGGTCAAGCTGCGGGGGATTGCTGTTATCAAATGCAGGGATTTCCGCATTTTGCATTGCATCAAGCCGCGCCTCTAAGGCCGCTGCTCTATCCTCTGCTGCCTTTGCCCTAGTCGTAATTTCTGAAAATCGTTGATTAGCCTTTTCGGATTTGAGCGCTTTGATCGGGTCTGCTTCTGATTCATCATCAGATTCTAAGTCGCCGTCCTCTGCATCCATTTCCTCAGATGTTGACGAGTCATCCATATCGTCGTGCGCCGTTGACGATTCGGCAGTTTCATCGTTTTCTAATTCTTGGTTTTCTACATCATTGTTTTCTGGGATGGACGAATCCCCATTGTCATCCAGTGTAAAATCGCTCACTTAAATCTCTCCATCAATTATAGGGGTTTGTTCTACAAATTGTTCAAATTCCTGCAATTGCTCTTGGTTCGGGCCTTGCTGTATCACTTGTTGTGCCGATTCAGCGACCTCAGATTGCGTCACAAGGTTGTCACGGTCTTGCTGGCTCATATCTATCTCAAGCTCTTGCTGTATTTTAAGCGCCTCTAGTTGCTCCTTCATTGCCTTAAACGACTCGGTAATATCCTTGATAGCCGCTGAATTCATATCTGATTGTATCTTTGCTTCTTCTGATGTTTGCTTCAGCCACTCGCGTTCTGTCTTTTGCTCAGTGCTATCTGCCTGCGACTCTAAAGCCATCGCGTTTGCGTTGATCAACCGAATATTTGCATCTTGCGTAAGTTGTTGGATTAGCTCAGGAATAAGGCTCTGTCGCATCTGTTCCATTTCATCAATGCGGTATTTTTCACGTTCCTCGTCAGTAGGCTCGACTGCACCGCTCATTACTAGGTCTTTGCGTAAGGCGTTATACATCTCGCCACCGTCGCCAAGATCAATACCCTTGACGATTAAGTCTGGGCGTGTCCCGAACGCAGGATTCTTTTCAGCCAGTGACTGAAGTTGCGCTGATGCTTTCTGCCGTAACGATGCATAGGCCGGTCCCACATCTGGCACTACGTCGTATTTAGCCGCAGACAAGTCATTCAAGATGACATCATCGCCTGATTCCAGATCCTTTTCAGTCTGATTGACCATGACGAATTCGGTAGAACCATCTGGTTTAACAATGCGTTCCTGTGACTCACCCGATTTAACTCGCGGTATAAGGTCAGCAAGGATCTTGCCGCCATAGGCAACAGACCGGATGTGGTTAGCCATATAGATTGCATTGCCTTTCTCGCTGACTGCTTGGCCTTGTAGAATCGCTTCACCACTTCGACCATCAGCCGCCGTACCATCCAGCCCGGTCCCAACAGAACCGCCGGCCGTTGCGTTGATGTTCTCAGCCATTACCTGCGATAGACCGATAAGCGCCATATCCAGTGCTCGGCCTTGTGATCTAAACGGAGCTGGCTGCCCTTCAACGTGGTTGTAAAGCAGTGCGGCGGCGTCTGATACGTTTAGCTGTTCAATCTGCTCGACATGATTAAGCGCCTGCTCTGGCGTTAGCATCAGCACATCTTGAGGCGATATAGCTGTTTGCTTTACCGCACCTGAGATTGCATAGTTGTAGACCATCGAACTATCAATCGTTTTACGAACCCTTCCACGTACAAGTGTATGCCCTTGAATCGTTGTCTCTACGCC